GTAACTTCAGGTGATGTTTCTGTTGTATACCAAGGTGACGTAATCCTTGGAAGACTAGCTATGGGAGCAGACTTCCTAAACCCAGCTACTTGTATTGAATTGTTCGCTGGAACAACTACAAAGCCATCTGCGTTTGGTACTACATACCCAGCTAACGCTTAATTTTATTTTTATACGGGGGCTTCGGCTCCCTTTTTTTCTTATGGCTACCACAACTATTGACACCGATACCGAACTATCCGCAGTGAACTCTATACTGGGAGCTATCGGACAAGCACCTATAACAACTCTTAACTTTGATAACCCAGAGGTATCAGTTATTTTTAACTTGCTTCGTGATGCAAACGTTGATACACAGTCGGAAGGCTGGCATTTCAATACAGAATATCATGTAAAGTTTACACCTGATTCTGTTACTAAAAAAATACCAATAGGTAATGACATAGTTTCTATGGATTTACACGATAATCAGGCTCGTAGACCTAGTAATCTAGTACGTCGTAATGGATTCTTGTATGACAAGTCTACACACACAGATGAGTTTGATGGCGACATAGATCTTGATGTAGTTAGATTATATAACTTTGAAGATTTACCTATTCCATTTAGACGTTTTATTATATACAAAGCATCAAGAATAGCAGCTACACAGCTAGTAGCTAATGCTGGACTTGTAAAATTATTAGGAATACAAGAACAACAAGCTAGAGCAGCACTACAAGAATACGAATGTAATCAGGCAGATCATAGCATGTTTGATTTTCCAGAAGGTACTTCATACCAAACATATCAACCATTTAGAAACCTTAGACGATAATGGCAGGCGTAACACAAACCATTCCACAATATTCAGCAGGCATATCAGAACAGCCTGACAACCTAAAATTTCCGGGTCAGGTAGTAGAATCTATTAACGCAATACCAGATGTAACCAAAGGTCTATTTAAAAGACCGGGTGCAGCAAGAATAGGAACTGATGCTTTAGCTAATGTTCAGAGTGGTGGTGCGTACTTTCATTACTATCGTGACGATAACGAAGGCTCTTACATAGGACAAGTTGCAGCAGATGGGCAGCTTAGAATGTGGAAAGCTGACGGAGACAACGCTGGAGCTGCACAAACCATAGTATATGGCACAGGTGGACAGACAGCAATACAAAACTATTTAGCAACAAGTGACCCAGAAAACCTACAGTTTCTCACAATTAATGATACAACTTTTGTTAATAGTCGTGATACTTCTAATGCTAACACTCTCGTTGGGACAACGGGAACTACAGATGCTACACCAGATGCTCACTTCGCATTTCTAGAACTATTACGTACAGAAAACGGAAGACAGTATGGGCTCAACCTATATAACAGTGACAGTACAACTACCTTTACTAGAGCCACACGTATAAAAGTTCAGAGCCATACTCTTGATGAAAGTGATGGCACTGGTCACTGTCCTAGTATTGGTACAGGTGTATTTAGTGTGGACAGTGGTAGTAAAACCAATCTTATATTTAGAATTACCGCTTTGGGTCAACAAGGTGTTAGTCCTAACTACAGTGCTAGCTCTAACGGGCCGGGTGGTAATAACTATAGATGTAGTTACAATGTAGAAATAGTTTTACTACATGGTGGTGAAGGTTGGACTACAGGTGATACAACAACAGTAACCCTAGAAGGGGCTAACTACACAGTAGTGGTTGAAGATCACGAAAGCACATCAGTAAAAGCTAATCTCAAACTTGTTAGACCAGAGCCTACACCATTCGATGCTGACACAGCTGTTACTGCTGATACTATTCTTGGCGGAATACTAGCTGAGTTACCAACAGGTATTACTGGTACAATTATAGGTACAGGTATGTATCTATCTAGTAGTAATCCATTTAACGTAGAGGTAGTAGAAGACGACCTGATGAGGGTTATGCAGAGTTCTGTAAATGATGTAACTAGATTACCAAATCAATGTAAACATGGTTACATAGTCAAAATATCTAACTCTCGTATGGCAGAAGAAGATGACTACTATGTTAGATTTGATGGAGAAAACGATAGGGATGGATCAGGCTCTTGGTCTGAGTGTGCAAAACCCGGTATACCAAAGACTCTTACTAATATGCCTTTGGTTATTCAGAGAACAGCACTAGCAAACCCCGGTACATCTACAGAAGTAGCTACATTTACTATCAAACAATTTACATATGCTGATAGACTCATAGGTGATGAGCTTACTAATCCACTACCGTCTTTCGTAAACAAGCGTATAAATAAAGTATTATTCTTTCGTAATAGATTAGTATTTTTATCAGGAGAGAATGTCATTACATCTAGACCCGGTTCATTAGGTGAGCCTGATTTTTTCAGTGAATCAGCTTTAACTATATCGTCATCAGATCCTATTGATATATCTGCTGCATCTACATTTCCATCAGAATTGTTTGATGGTATAGCTATCAACACTGGTTTGGTAGTATTTAGCACAAACCAACAATTCCTACTTGCATCAGATGATACAGTTTTAAATCCTGATACTGCTAAGTTACGCAGTATATCTACATTTAATTACAATAAAGATATTGCACCTATCTCATTAGGTACAACTATTGGTTATGTTGACAACTCTGGTAAGTTTAGTCGCTTCAACGAGATGGCAAACATAGCTAGAGAAGGTGAGCCTGTTGTGGTGGAAGTAAGTAAAATTATTCCTACAACATTACCTAAAGATATAGATTTACTAACAAACTCTAGAGAAAACGGTATCATTTTATTTGCTAAAAGTGGTGCAACCGACTGTACAGTATACGGATACAAATACTTAAATGTTGCTGATAAAAGGCAACAAGCAGCATGGTTTAAATGGAAACTAAATAATCCTATAATATATCATTTTATTATAGATGACGAGTACTACTTTTTAGATAGTGACTACTATTTACAAAAGATAAGATTAGTACAAACAACAGAAGACCCTAGCATAGTACAAGATAATGTCGACTTCTTATTACATGTGGATAATCACACTACTGTTAGCGGCGGCAGCTTTAACGCAACTACGAATCTGACTACCTTTTCTGGTGTCAGTTGGTTGAATACAGTTACCACACCTAACTACGAGTTAGTCGTGATAGACACAAACACCGCATCAACACGAGTTGGTCGGTACGCTAAAGCCACGGTATCAGGTACAAACTTTACCTTACCGGGTAATTGGTCAGGTGTAACCCTTACAATAGGTTATATCTATGACTACGAAGTACAATTTCCTACATTTTACCCTATGAAAATGGCGGGTAATAAACCTGAGTCAGATGTAAACTCCTCGTTAGTATTACATCGAATCAAATTACATTTTGGTAAGATAGGACTTTATGAAACAACACTTAAACGAGTTGGCAAAAATGACTACACAGAAGTCTATGAGTCAACAGAGCTCGACGAGTACGACGCATCTGATGCACCATATCTCGAAGAGTTTATCAAGACTGTCCCAGTCTACGAAAAGAACACAAACGTTGAGATAACACTCAAATCAACACACCCAGCCCCAGCTACGCTACGTGCGTTATCTTGGGAGGGTGATTATTCACCTAGATTTTATCAACGTGTCTAATTACATACACCCAATCACAGTGGAGGCTGCTACAGAAGTGGCCTCTAACCTCCGTCCAGATGACCTCAGAGAGGTCGTAGAGGGTCATGGGATAGATCCTACCGATCTTCCAATTCTAATGACTCAGAACCCATCCTACGTATATTTTACAGTGCCTGACGGCAAGACTGCTGGCATGGCCGGAGTAGGAGAAGAAGGTGATATATGGATGCTTTGCACTCCTGATATACACCGATACCCAATTACATTCGCAAGAGAGGCCAAACGGTATGTCGATAGCCGTCCTGAGTCTCTCCTTTGGAATATAGTTGATAGTAGAAACAAAGCACATCTTAGATTGTTAAAGTTTCTAGGCTTTAAGTTCTTACGTAAGTATGAGCATGGGCCAAATAGTATACCTTTTATAGAATTTTGCCGTGTGCGTAGACGCTAATGCTGGAGCCAGAAGAGCTGCCAAGCAACGGGCTCGTGAAAAAGATGCTGTGTTTGCACAGAAGAAACTACAATTCTTCAACAAAGAAACCAGCTTACAAAGAGCTCAAAATAGAAATGTTGTAGGTTACAGTCGTGACCTTAGTGACGCTTATGTTAGAGCTGTATATACTCAAGGTAAGGGTCGTCTTAGAAACCAAGCACTTGCTGCCAAATACTTTGCTGGTAAAAAAGTAAATGAAGGCGGTAGAGGTCGCAGATTTGGTAAAGCTCAGTACAGAAACTTGCTGAGACAACAAGGAGAGATAGAAAATATAACAGCAAATAACTTTGGTAGAAACTTAGCTTATGCTCGAACTGGAGCTACACGTAAGTTTCAAGCCGCAAACGCCAGAGCTAGAGAAAAGCTAGGCATACCAGCTGCATACGGAGCTCCCGTAATGATGCCACCTACAGATAGATTGACAGGTGCATTAGGGATAGCTAGCCAAGTTATTGGCATCGCCAGTGGTATTACAAATATTAAAACAAACTGGTAAATTATGACATCATCATTCCAGAACGTCGTTGGTACGCCACGAGATCAAGTTCCTGATATAAGTAACACTAATTACTTAAATACAGAAGCTGACATGACTGAATCAGTCAATAAGCAGATAGATGACAACATCCGAGACACAAAGCAATTCTTTGACCAGATGGTCGAACTCGAAGAGTTAGCAGCTAGTAAGCTAGATAAGCGACTCAATCTAATCTCAGACATTATAGGTAATGTCGGTCAGATTGCAAAACAGCGTAAAGCTCAAGAAGCTGAAGAAATAAGTCAAAGTCTAACCGATTCTATTATTGATACATTTGGATCATCACAAGAAGAGTTTAACACAGCAAGAAACGAATACCAGTTATCTGAAGCTAAGGCTAAGGGTGGTATATTTTTTGATGACATAGATCAACAAGAAAAGTTAGAGTTAGTACAGGGTATTATCTCTGAAGAAGAGCTAGATGGCCCTATTAGAAAAAACAATAAGTTTTATTTAGAACGTATAGGTGCACTGGTTGACGTTATAAATAGTAATGGTACTTTAGACTCTACTACCAACGGTGAGTTTATCGAACAAGCACAAAAAGCATTACTATCTTTTGTTAGAACTGCTGCCTTTAATGAGCTAGAAGCTGGTAGAGATCCTACTGATCCTAGATTCCAGCGTTTATTTATTAAAGATGTAGCACCACAGTTGTTAAAAGAAATAGAAGTACAACGCAGAGGTTGGAGTGCAAACTTACGAGAGAAGGTTTTATCAGATCAAGAAAAGATACTTGACAATAGAATTATTGAAAGTGTTAAAGGTGCAAATATACTTACCAAAGATGGTGAAAAAAGTGATACTACATTCTATGCAGATAAAGGTGTTATTCATCAGGTAGCAGAAGAAAGATTTAACGGTGATAGAGCTAAGGCAACAGATTATGTCTATGATCGTATCGGACAGCTAGTCAAAGACGGTGATATACTACCGATGGAAGCTAGAGAGATATATCAGAACTTAGAATACTATGACCAGAACGGTAACAAGTATGATAACTATGAAGCATATCTAGAAACACAGACTGAGGGTACAGCTTTTGCTGCAAGAGTACAGGGTAGAATTAACAGACTATCTAAGATTATTACAGATGTAGAAAAAGAAGCTGTAAATAATCAAAATGCTCAGAACATCATAGAATCAAATAATTTTATAAATAAAAATGTTATTCCACTAATACAAGAAAACAAGAAAAGAGGCATCATTGGATTAGAAGATTCGCAAATAGGTGGTCTTATAAATGATTTTACACAACAGCCATTCTATATACCCGGTCAAACTGAGATACCAAAACTCTTACTAAGTGGTCTAAAAGAAACACATACAGGTGGTGCTTTAGATAAAAATGTAATGACTGCTAGCAAGTATGCAGACAAACATAGTAATACAGATGATCTAATAGACACAATTATTACTGATAAAGAAGAGTTACAAGGTGATAAAACTAGATTTTCTAGGCTTGATAAGCGTGTATCAGAATTAATGAAAGCTGATTTTAGAGAAAAGTTTAACGGGCCAGATAATAAAAACGTAGATCTTTTTGAGGTAGCTGAAGGTCGTGGAACTCAGACATATGAACAATACAGAGATACCATACTTGATGAACTAGAAAAAAACTATGATAAGTATGTAGCAAAAGCAAAGGAAAGAACAAAATTAACTGATGCTGGTGTAAATGATGTAATAGCATTACGCAGAGAGCTTAAGAAAAGTCCTGAGTTATTTAAAAAACCAGAAGCGTTTAAGTCTGAACCAGTAGATAAACTGTTTGATTTTGTTGATAGTGGTGGTGCTAGACATCCTGAGCTGAAACAATACTATAAAGCTTTACGTATTCGTGTGCCTGATGGTAAAGGTGGCTTTAGAATATTAAGTGGAGAAGAAGCTATTTATGATCGTGCTGTTACTCTAAAATTATATGATGCTGACACTAAACTAGCTGATCCTTATGCTAAGATACTACAGGACTTCAGAAAAGAAAATGATATGAAGACCTTTCCTAGTGAGCAGAAAGCATTTCGTAATATGCGTACTGGCGAGCAAAAGGATTTTGCAGAATATCTAACCATGTTACAAGAAAAACGTGGTGGTCAAAATGCTAATCAGTTTGAGTTTAACCGTAGTGGTAATATTTCTGTTAGACAAAATCTAAATAGTCTAGATGGTCGTCAAGTTGTTGATTTAGCTAAAGCCGGGTCAGACAACTTTGGTATGTATAATATGTCAACTGACATGATTCTTGACTTAGATAGACTTGGATTGATAGATTACAATAAACCATTTAATGAAGATGCACAAAGTTTTGCTGTTATAAGTTTGATGAATATGAACGCTAATCGTAAATCAAACGCAATACGTGGTGCAATTACAGAAGATACCAAAAATTTTGGTAAGCTTCTCAAACTTACTCAAGAAGAAATACAAGCTGTAAATACAGCATTTCCTAATTTGACACAAAACTACTTTGCACAGTTTCAAAACCTAGACCAAGAAGTTGCTAAGATAATTATTAGCGATATTGAAAAGCAACGTCTAGCTAAGAAAGGTAAGAGAGGACAGCAAAGAGCAGAAGCTCAACTTAAGAGAGAAACCGGTACATTTAGAAGAGGCAGATGACTGATTCCTATATAGATCGTGAAAGCTTAGATTTGGCTGCTGATAAAATGGAAGAGTATCTAAAAGAACTTGAAGAAAAAGATACTCAACAGCAAGCAGTCGAACAACAAGCTGAAGAAAAAGAAGAACAAGCATTAGCACAACAAGAGGATCCTAGAAACTCTGAAACATGGGGTGCTAAAGCTTTTATAAAAGAGGGTCAGTCCATTCTATCTGGTGGTTTACAAGATACTGCATCCTCTATCGCAACCTTTCCTGAGCGTACAGCTGACGCATTATCAGGTGAGATGCAAGAGCAACGAGAAGCGACTGGTACATATAAACCAGATTGGACACCGTTTGACTCATACGATAACCCTATAGAAACCAAAACATGGTGGGGTAAACAGCTAAGAGGTTTAGTACATTTTGGATCTCTTGCAGCTGGTACAGTGCTAGCAGCAAAAGGTGCAGCAGCTACTGGAATCATAAGTATACCAGCTGGACTTGTAGCACTAACAAAAGCTAACGCCGTAAGAGGCTTGGCTGTTGGAGCTGCATCTGACCTTATATCTAAAGAGTCAGATGAACAGAACGCACTAGGAGCGTTACGTGACAGATATGGCTGGGCTGATACAATTATATCTACAAAAGATACTGACTCTCCTGTTACAATGAAAGTAAAAAACATTGTAGAAGGTATGGGCATAGGTCTATTTTTTGATGGTATGGCATATGCACTCAAAAAAGGCAGCACTCAAGTTGTAGATCAAATTGCAAAACGTAACAAAAGTATCAAAGACCAGACAGTAGAAGCTGGTGTAGCACAGCTCCGTAAAGGAGAAGCTGAGTTTAGAGCTGACAAAAATGCACCTATAGCTGAACCGCACCAAGGGGCACACCCATCCGAGGTTGATCCACAAGTAGCTCGTGAACAGCTATCTAGAACTCGTAAAGAGTGGGGTCAAGAAGAAGGTGCTACTGGCTCCGTAACTAGACCACTAGAACGTGAGCGTATTGCACAAGAAGGTGCTACAGATGATGCGACAGTAGAACGCATTATGAAAACATTGATGAGTAGTGACAAGTTTGCAAAAGAACTAGAGAAAGCAAAAGGTAACAGAGCAACTCTTGCCGCTACATTTAGAGAATCTATTGAGGGTCATCAACGTATTACTCAGGGTAGAAATGCTGTTGATATGTCACCACAAGAATATCTAAAAGAGCTGTTTGAAACTAACGATGTAGTAGATGGTCAAGAAATATGGACATCCAAGAACGTAGTTATAGCTGACTTAGTTATAGGTTCTTTGATGAAACAGCTTAGAGATACAGGTATAGCTGCACGTGAAATATCTGATTTAGTTGATATTACAGATGTAGATGGGCCAGCTAAACAGATTGTAGATACTATGCTTACTGCACTGTATCAAACAAAGAAAGCTAGATTTGTCAAGTCTGACTCATTTAGAGCATTAGCAGCCGGTAAAAAAACAAAGAAAACTATAGACGAAGCAGTACAAGCTGACATAGCTGATGCAAAAGAGTCTATCATGTCTATACTTAAGATCTCTAAAGATAATGCAGATGATGATATGGTCAATGCAATTATCGAAGCATTTTCTATTATGGATGATGTAAATACATTAGAAGATTTTGACCAGTGGGCAAGAACAGTTATCAAAGGTGGTAAACTAAATAAAAACGATATTGACCGTACAGGAGCCCTTATAAGAGAGCTTGAGGGTGTTATGACCAATAGTGTACTAAGTGGCCCTAAGACTCCTATAAGAGCGATTATGGGTACATCTGCGGCTACATTCTTAAGACCGTTATCTACAGCTCTTGGTGCTGTTGTACGCTATCCGTTTGACGGTGACGCAGCTACACTAAGATCGAGCCTAGCAGCAATCAATGGTATGATAGAAGCTATACCAGAATCCTTTACACTATTTAGAACTAAACTAAATTCATATTGGAAGGGTGATCTAGCTACAATTAAAACCAGATTCTCTGAGTTTAGTCGTGGAGATCAAAACTGGGAACTTATACGTAGATGGGCAGAAGATAGTGGTAGAGCCACTGCTGGAGATACAGCTGCATTTCGTCTTGCTAACATAGCACGTAACTTAAATGATAGTAACTTTCTGACATATTCTACAAAGATTATGGCAGCAACTGACGATGCTTTTGCATATATTCTTGGCCGTGCTAAGATGCGTGAAAAAGCTATGCGTAGAGTTATGGAACTACAAGGCAACGGCATACAGACACCGCAGATTAATAAAAAGTTGATGCAAGCATACGAAGATGATTTTTATGCACAAGTATTCGACTCTGCCGGTAATATATCAGACGAAGCTACTGCGTTTGCACGTAAAGAAGTTACACTTACACAAGAACTTACAGGCTTTGCAAAAGGTCTAAACGATGTATTTACAGCTACACCACTAGCTAAACCTTTCTTTTTGTTTGCTAGAACTGGTGTAAATGGACTTGCATTGACAGGTAAGTATACACCCGGTTTTAACTTCTTAGTTAAAGAGTTTAACGACATAGCACTTGCTAATGCTAATAACTTAGACTCTGTATCTAAGTATGGTATATTTACACCAGAAGAGTTAGCTAACGCAAAGGCTTTACAAACAGGCCGATTGGCGATAGGCTCTGGTGTAGTATTTATGGCATCTATGGCATGGATGCGTGGTGATCTTAATGGAAACGGCCCAGTAGATAGATCGAAAAGACAGATGTGGATAGATGGTAAGTGGGAGCCAAGAACAATAAAGCTAGGTGCTGTACGTGTTGGTTATGATAACTTTGAACCATTCAACCTAATTATGTCTACAATCGCTGACGTAGGTGATGCAAGTGAACTTATGGGCGAAGAGTGGACAGAATCAGAACTACAAAAAATCTCATTGGTTATTGCACAAGCTGTTACAAGTAAGTCATACTTAGCTGGTATACAGTCATTTGTTGACTTATTCGCCGGTCGCCCCGGTCAGTTTGACAGAATTGTAGCTGGACTAGGTAACAACATTGTGCCTCTTGCTGGTTTACGTAACGAAATGGGTAGATTATTTACACCATACATGCGTGAAATTGGATCAGGTATCGACCAGTCTATACGTAACCGTAACTTGATTACAGAACGTTTAGCTGGAAACAATCAGTTACCTATTAAGTATGATATGCTAAACGGTAAACCTTTAAAAGATTGGGACTTCTTAACTAGAGCTTACAATGCTGTTAGCCCTATTAACCTCAGCTTAGATCAAAGTCCCGGTAGAAACTTCTTGTTTAATAGTGGTTACGATTTACGTATGTCTACATACTATGCACCTGATAGTACAAATTTAACTGACAACCCAAGGGTTAGATCTGAGTTTCAAAGGCTTATAGGTGAGCAAAACTTAGAACGTGAGCTAGACAAACTAGCAGTTGATCCTAAGATTTTAGCATCTATGGAGCAGATGTATGCTGATATTAGAGCTGGTAAACGTGCTCAGTACGATGCTAGAGATTATTACCATAATATAATTATAGATAGATTATTTCAACGGGCACGTCGCAGAGCGTGGGCACAGTTAACATCTAACCAAGAAGCTGTAGAGCTAATGGAAGAAGAAAGACTTAAAAGAGTCAGAAAACTGGCAAAGAAAAGAGAAACCCGTAACATCCTCAACATACCTAAATAAATGGCAACAACATTCGTAGATTATACTGGGGATGGAAACGCTTCTAAGCCGTTTTCTTTTCCCTCTATACAAGAGTCTGACGTAAAAGTTGATGTAGATGGTGTCATCAAATCATCAGGCACACACTACAATATAACAAGCTACACTACTACAGGTGGTGGTAATGTAGTCTTTACATCAGGCAATATACCAGTTAGCCCACAGTCTATACGCATCTTTCGTGATACAGATGTCGATAGTGCAAAGGCTACATACACGGCAGGGTCATCAGTCAAGGCAGCTGACCTCAATGCCAACCATGAGCAGTTATTGTTTGCTGCACAAGAAGAACAAAATCAAACAATACAAACAACCGATATAAAAGACGGTGCTGTAACAAGTGCTAAAATATTTGATGGTACTATAGTAGCAGGCGATCTAGCTAGTGACTCAGTTACAACAGCTAAGATAGCTGACAATGCTGTGACAATGGCAAAGTTGGCTGGAGGTACACTACCTACAGATATAACCGTAGCAAGTGCTAATATTACAAATCTTACGATTGCTACAGAAGATATAGCTGATGACGCAGTTACAGCTGACAAGATAGCTAACTCTGTAAATACAGCGATTGCAGCTAAC